CTCAACACTTCTCGGAATAAACCATCTTCAGCCAAATTCGATAACAACTATAGCATCCCAACCAGAAATTAAAGTAGAGTCCAATGCCAGCGATTCGTCCAGTTAAGATCCAATTCGGAAAAGACGCTACAGAAGATATGTGGCGTTACGTGGAGGAGTCTGCTGATTATTGGTATGCTCGTACTCGAAGATTTCGGGAGGACAAGCTCAAGGAATATGCACGGCTTTATCGTGGGCTTCCGCTTAATGAGACTCGGGATATTCCGTGGCCTGGCGCTTCCAATATCGAGATTCAAGTCATAGCCACTAACTCTGACCAGTTACTATCCAGAGTAATGGCTATGTACATGACTGATCCTCTTTGGACGGCTAAGATTTATGGAGATATTGCTAGCGGTGCCGGGGACGACCAACGCCAAGCAGTAGAAAAATTCCTAGGTAATATGGCTCTCGATCCAGCAGAGTTAGATTTCTACAGAGTAGAAGAGGCGTGGTTCTCTTCTACTATTAGAAATGGTACAGGAATTATTAAATTCCCTTGGCTCTATAATGTAGAGACACAGTATATTAATACTTCAGGTCTTGAAGGAGCTGATTACAAGTACGAGACAAAAGAAATTATCAGACTCGACGGCCCTCGTCCTGAGAATGTCCCGCTTAATAAGTTTTTGACCGATATTAATACCCAAAAACTCGAAGATTCTAGTTTTAAATGCCACATAATGACTGTCTCTAGGAAGAAATTAGAGGACAGAAAAGCACTTAAGTTCTTTAAAGACGAAGATATTGATGCGATTATTGCTGAACCCGATCGTTCGCAAGCGGATGTGCTTCAGAATTATATAGAGCGACATCAAGGATTGCAGGATACTGGTTCTGGTTATTTGGCAGACGAGTATGATATTTACGAGTGCTGGTATAAGTATCAACATAATGGTCAGAATCTTAGACTTGTAGCTTTGTATCATCCTCTAAGTGGGACTAGACTCGAAGCATTCTATAACTACTATCCAGACAACATGGATATTTTTGAGGATGCGAAGCTTGCCTACGACGATGACCAATACTATGGCTATGGTTTTGCAGAGATGCTCAAGTCTCTTCAAGACGAAATTGGCGAAATGCATCGTCAGCGAATCAATGCGAAAACTCTTTCAAATACTACAGCATTTAGAATTAACAAGAACAGTAAACTTCATAGTATTTTGCAATTCTATCCCGGTGTTCTTGTTCCTGCCGATCCCGGAGAGATTGAACGCCTCGAACTTAATAACCCTCAAGCTGATTCATTGGATGGAGAGCAATTAAGCCTGTCTCTTGTAAAAGAACGTACCGGAATTGATCCTGCAATCGGTGGAACTGGAGGCGGAATTGTTAATGCAAAACGTGGAATTTATTCTAGCCAAGGAACATTCGCCGTACTCCAGCAACAGAACTCTAGGACTGGGCTTCGCATGTCTGATATGCGAAGTGCACACTCTAGAGCTGGCTCTAAGTTCGCAAAAATGTACGCTCATTTCGGAGTTGGTAAAAAGCTCAGACAGTTTGGAGATGATGCAGACTCTTTGCGAGATGCATTCGAGAATATTAAGTCCGGTAAATTAGGACTTAGTGTTAGGGCTTCTACTGCTAGTATGAATAAAGAGCTTGAGAAGCAGAATGATATTATGCTTTCTCAGACTCTTAGTGGTTTATACCAAGCAGATGCTCAGATGATTCAAGCAATGGGTATGCAGGGGGTTCCTCCCGATCTACTAGAGTACTACACTGACGTACTTAGAGCTAAGCAGCAGTTGTATAAAACGATCGCTCAAAACTTCGGTCGTGAAGATTACGCTAGATTGATACCAGTACCTCCAGTTATTAAGAAAGGCCGCGGTAATGAACCTACTACACAGCAAGGCCCTCCTCGCCAACAGCAACAGCCGCAATCTGGATTCGGACCAAGCCCTTCAGAATCTGATGGAGGGGAAGGTAATAATCAAGGAGCTATACCAGTCGGCGGCGGGCCAGTTGCTGGTGGAGTACCATCTAGCACTGGCTGATAGATTTAAAGACGATTTTTTAGATACTTTAAAAACTTGTTCAGATTACGAACGAGGTAAACTAGAAGGACAGCTTCAAATGATCGACGAGTTTATTGGAATCCCTCTAGTAATTAAGCAGTACGAAACAATGCATAATAGAAAATAAGGAGATGTTTTATGCCCGCAGAATGGTTCCGCAGACCGGATGGTAGTGTTAGTTCTGAAAAGCCCGATAGCTTAAAGGATATTGAATTCAAGCCAGAGGTTTTGAAGGCTGATATTGAGACTTCGCTTACGTCTAAACTTACTGAGTTTAGTACTGAGCAGGAGAAGAAATTTAAACCTTTGTTTGATATGGCTGCTGCTATCGAGGCTGATAGGGCTGCTAAGATCGCTAAAGAACAGACAGAGCGGAATAAGAAGCAGCGAGAAGAGAATGAAGTCACCGATGAAGATTTCATGCTTGATCCCACTGGCGCTGTAGATCGTAAAATGCACGGTACAAATACAGCTGTTAAGATGCTGGCTGCACGCATGGCAAAGCAGGATACTTTGGGGGATAAGGAATACTACCACGGGGAGATTAAATCAAAAGTAGATGCGATGCTCGCTGCTCAGTCTGTAGATTCTCAGTGCCGTGCTGATGTTATTGAGAATTGTTATAAAGTTGTATGTTTTGATGCCCAGAAAGATATTGCGGAAGGTAAGATCAAGGCTAAGACTTCTTCTGCTACTTTCGAAGGTGGTAGTACTGGAGCGCATTCTGGTAAAGATACTATTGAGAAATCTGACGATCTAACAGCCGAGGAAAAGTTTGTAGCTCAGAAAATGGGTATTAGTGAAAAGGATTGGGCATCTAGTAAGAGGGAGTTGACTTATGTCTAATGAAAATCCAGAACTTGATATTCTAGATCAGATATCTGACGCGGAAGAAATGACTTCGGACTTGCGTGTGGATGATTTAGCACCTAAAGCCATTCCTGTAGAGCCTGCTAAATTCGCATTTGTAAAACCTAAAGTTCATATAGAGGGGACTACTCCAGTAGAAGATATTTCCCTAACCCCAGAGCAAGTAATTGCAGTATCGAAACTCGTAGAAGAACAAACCCGTAAAGTAATTCGGGAGTCGAAATACGATAGTTCTATGTCAGCACAAGTGCGTACAAAGGACCAGACTCCTATTACGGATTTTTCTAAAATGACGATGGATGATGTTTACGATCTTAGTGTCCCTATCGAAGCCAAGGCATTTATGAGTGCTGATGTACTTAAAATTGATTTGAAAGACTCCAATTATGAAGCGCGTTGGGTTAATAAAAATCCGCAGAATCTTGGCGACAAGATCGCTAAAGGTTTTACTTATATCTCAGCACAAGATTTAGTTAGTAGCGCTGCTATACAGACTTCACTGGATGCTAGTGGGCATTATTGCTTTAATGATGTCGTGGCGATGAAAATAGATAAAGCTACTTATTATCGTGCCTTGCGCGCGGCACATGAGAGAGCTGTTGCAACTACAGATCAGTCACGAGCGAGACAGAAAGCGGCAGCTACGGCTAATTCTTTTATGTCCCAGTCCGATATCGGATCAGATTTCAACAACGCTAGAGCAAATAAGAAAATGGTATTTTACGATCCTGATATAGCTATTTAGAATAAACGTATTTAAATTCAACAAGAAGGACTCATTAAAATGCCAGCAAATCTTGCATACCATCAGCCTATTGGTACGGTAGAAACTGTTACCGGGCTGACCCCTTTTACAATTTCTCTGCTTGAGAAAGCAGGGCAGACGTTTAAATATGGAGTGCCTATTCAACTGAGTGCGGGTTTTGCACAGCAGTGGGATGGTGCTACTTTGGCTGCCGCTATTGCCGGGTTCTCTCTTACTACGGGATTGAATCTTGGTACTAACGGAAAAGGTGCTCCGGGAGCATTTTCGCAGATCGGACCTCCGGGATCGATTCAGACTTACGGTAATGTTCCTAATCAGCCTTCTGCTGTTAATATCGCAGTAGGCGCACCAATCTCCGACGGTCGTACTTTGGCAGAGTCTTCGGTAGGTTCTAATATCTTTGAAGCTACTTACGATAATAGTGCCGGAGCGGTAGCTGCTGATTACACTCCTACACAGGCTCAGATTGGGACTCAATTTGGACTTACTATTGACGCTAATGGCCAGTTCTATGTCGATGGTAATAAAGTAACCCCCGGAACTAACACAGTTGTTACTATGGTTGGAATTAATCCAATCGATCAAACAGCGGTTGGTGGTGTGTATATTGTAAACGCACGTGTTCGCTTTCAGGTACTTGCTGCGGCTCGTCAGGATTTCATCTAATCTAAGGTATAAAAGGAATATAATAACATGGCCACACAAGTACGTGGAGCATATCCTAAACTAATGGCTCCGGGGTTGCATAAGATTTACGTTGATGCTCTTGAGACAGAACAGCGTGCCGAAGAGTATCAGGCTGTATTTAACGTAAAAACTTCTACTTCGGAGTATGAGCAGGACTTGAAAATGGCAGGTTTTGGTGCCCTTCAGGAAAAGCCAGAAAATACGCCTGTTGCGTATACACAGATGATCCAGGGTGGGGATAAGCGGTATATTCATCTTACTTACGCCTTGGCGGTTCGTACTTCTAAGGAACTGTGGCAAGATGCTAAGTATGGGGTTATTAATCAGGCTCCTAAAGCTCTGGCCCGGTCTATTAGATATACTAAAGAAATTGTAGCTTGGAATACGTTTAATCAGGGGTTTAGTGCTAATGTAACTACTACCGATGGTGTATCGCTGTTTAATAACCAGCATCCGCTTCTCGGTGGTCCTCAGGCTACTAATACTTGGCAGTCTCTGCCTAATCTTATTAGTGCGGCTGGCACTTTCCCTAATCGTCCTGCTACTGATATTGATTTGTCATTCACAGGCGTGCAGTTGGGTACTACACAGTTCGAGCGTCTTGTGGATTCGCAGGGACTTCCGATTAATCTGAAACCTAAGATGGTCGTAATCGCTCCTGAGAATCGTTTCCTCGCTCGCGAACTCTTTGGAAGTTCTGGCAAGCCTGCAACAGATACGAACGATATCAACTCCCTGCTTGGAGAAGATTTGAGCTATATGGTTGCTCATTATCTCACTAATGCTGGACCTTGGTATATGGTAGCGGATAAGAAAAATCACTCCATGACTGTGTTCATGCGCCAGAATCCCGAAGATGAATTCGACGAGGATTTTGACACGGGCGCGATGAAACAGAAGACTACCATGCGTATGTCTGCTGGAGCTACGGATTGGCTGGGCACATGGGGTTCGAATGGGGCCTAGTAACAAGATAGATCACCACTTGTTGCGGTGCAAGTGAGTTGATCGGCCCCCTAGAGCGGACGTCTCCCCAACTCTAGGGGGTTTTTATTCCTACCGCGATTGGAGATACTATGTTACTGCTAGAAACTATGGCGCATATGGAAGGGTATTTTACGCCGGGATCTAGGCCGGAGAGGAATAATAATCCTCTTGATCTTATGTATGGCCCGGAGGCTAAAGCATTTGGTGCTACTGGGGGCGATCCAAGATTTGCGATCTTTCCAGACGCTAAAACTGGTTGGTTAGCAGGAGCTAGGTGGCTTGGTATTCCTGCGCGGTTCAGTACAAGTGGCGACCTTATTGGGGGGTATCTTGGGGCTACCCTAAAGCAGGTTATTAATAGATTCGCTCCTCCGAACGAGAACGATACTGTAAATTATTTGAATTACGTATGTGCTCATGCTGAAGTAACTGAGGATACGATTCTTACCACGGAACTCTTGGAGCTTCCTAATGTCTAATCGAGGACTTCCGAATAAGCATACATGGGGTGAGGGCGCTTGGACTTTTTGCGGGCGTTGTGGGGATAGAACTCCGATTAGAAATTTGCAGTGGCAGCGTGGTAAACTTTTAGATAAAAAATGCTTTGATTCCTTCCCACTGCTAGGGCAGATTGATAAGGGTATTTCAGATGCTCTGTCTAATATAGTACTTAGCCCTGATCTACAACCCGATCCTAAACTAACAATGCCCTCTTTGGATGGTATTAATGATGATATCTTTATTTAGAAAGGGCTAAAATGGCAAATAATATTAGCGCGAATCCTTGGTTTATCGATACTCCAAGTACAACTGTAATTTGGACAGGTAAGGTTTATATTAAGGAACTTATCTGGAATAAACCCACAGCTGGTGCTACTCTAATCATTCTAGATCAGAATGGTAATACCATTATTAATACCGTAGCAAACGCCAACGATCCAATGTTTGCGTTCGGAACTCTTAGTTGGGTTAATGGTTTTGTAGTAACCACAATGTCTAGTGGCGATCTTAGTGTATTTATCACAAAATAGGATAAAGTATGCCCTCAGGACTTCGTAAGACTACGGGAAACCATTTCGAGATTTACTACGAACAGCCTTGGGGCGGAGTGGCTTCGGATAAAGACCCGGTGGATATTAATGACAATCAATTGCAGGTGCAGCAAGGGGTAGTTGCTATTGATGGCGCTCTTTGTTATACTAATATGATTGCTGATCCTACTAGGTTTTTGTTTGTCCAAGGCTCTGCGAATGCTTATTTGGCGATTATTTTTGAGTATACTGGGTTGTTATTTGGGTTAGACCAATTTGGGGGGCTTTATGCATATGATAACGTTGCAGGTAAGTTTAATCAAAGCACTGTAGCTTCTGACGGTCCTTGGGTTACTGCAAGCCCTCCTACAGCGGTTCAGATTGTGAACGGCATTGCGTATATTGCTAATTTTGGTCGTAATTCTATTTATCAGTACGACGGGACTGCTTATACACTAGAGTCTAACTATACTGGCGGATTGGTATTTGGAGTGCTTGATGATTATTTACTTCAATTGAATACTAATAGCGCGACCGATGGTGTGCAATCGAATCGAATTAACTGGAGCGGCCCCGGAGAATTTACTACTTGGGACCCATCTGTTAATAGAACAGCCGGATTCAATACGCTGGCCGCGGTAGAAGATCAACTTACTGGATTTTTCAGCTACGCGAGTGTTGGAGTTGCGGTGAGTCGTAAGGCACTGATAGAACTTAGTCCCACTGGAGTTGCTATTGGGCCGTTTACATTTACAACTCTTTGGACTTCTACCGTAGGCCAGGGTGGAGTATATCCCGGTTCGTGTACACAGTACGGGCAGCGTGGACTTCTGGTCACGGATAGTGGAGTGTATTCTGTTAGTACTGGAGCGGGGTTCACTGATATTTCAGGCTCCGCGAGAACAGCTATACTTAGTAGTTTTCAACTTTCAGAACTTGTTAATAGTATCCAAATACCCAGTGTAGGTGCTAATCTTCTTTTGTATTACTTTAATAGCAGCTACCCTACACCATTTTATATTGTCTGTGGTACTGTTTTCCAGTTCGGGGAACTGAATCAAACACTGCAAGTATGGCTTATGGATTTGAATACTGGGATTTGGTCTAATCTTAGTTATAATGTGGACACGTTAGTAAATTCTCAAAACGGAACAGCATTTACTAATTGTCTTGTTTCGAGTTTGAAAGTATATACATTCGATTTCCCGGCCCCGGATCAAGCGAGTTCGGCGCAACAGTTTGTTAATCCTTTGACTTTGATTCTTATTAACGTCACGGTCAATGGCACCAACCAGACTGTTACTTTGTATCCTGCTGTGTTTAATAAAAGTGTTACTAATGACGCCAATAATATGGCAGGGAATTTGAATCTAGCCTTCAAAGCACAGGAGTTGAAGCTTGGGTTTACTCGGAAGTCTACTACTAGACGATTGGTAGTTAAGGCATACGGTACAGGAACTCTGGTGTGCGCTATCATAGATATCGATGGCACGGTTACTTCGCTAGGTGATATTGTCCTTGACGGAACATTGAATGCCAAGACATACTACAGTCCTTTAGGCATTGCAACAGTAGAAGCTCCGCAGTTAAGTATCACTTCTACCAATTTCAAAGGTGTTATAGTAAAAGCAATGCTCGCTGGGACTTACGCAGACGGAGAAATAGACTAATGCAAATGCGAGTTCCGACGAGTATATCGACGCAAGATACTTTGAATAAGTCAGTGAATAGAGTCCTAAGTGGGAATGTGAGTCCTGGAAATGGACTCACATTTGACACTAATGGACAACCATTGACCTACGATCAAGATAATATGGTTGGGATTGTTATTAGGATTGGGTCTTTAGCTAATCCCAACGCATTGCCCGCATCTTGGACCGGGAATAATACAGACCTGACTATAGCGCACAATCTTAATACTGTGCCTTACGGGTTTATAGTTATAGCAAAATATGCGGCGGCTGATGTGTTCTACGGTACTGTCCCACCCACAGAAACAACTATAACTCTTCAGACTACTAACGATGCAACAGATATAACTATCTGGATTCTGGCTTCTCCACAGCAAGTAGTATCTTAAGGACAAAACAAATGCCTTACCCTTATATTATCCAGGACTTGCTGTGCGGAATTGGTGCGACTACAGAGGCTCCGACGGGCGGGGTTTATACGAAACTTAGTAATAGACAAGATGTAATTACTCTTGGACCGCAGGCAATTGCTGATACGGTATTGGAATACAGCCAGAGCTACCCATTTCAGGGATTGCAGAGGACCACAGCAACTCCAGTACAGATGACTTCCGGGCAGTTTAAGTACCCTTTTAGTACCTGGGTTAATGTAGGAGATATTCCTACCCCACAAAATTCATATAACGGGAATCCTAAGATGATTCCTTCGTTTTATATGTTTTATAACGTACCACTCAACGGTATAACAGGGTATAATCCGGGTATCGGTCTCACATACAAGAGTATCGATGCGCTAGAACTTATGTTTAGCACTCCCGGAACTCCGGCTTATTGGACACGTTGGCAGAATTTTGTATACATCGCCCCGCAGCCTAATAATACTTTTTTCTCTTATATGCGTTATCAGATACAGCATCCGTTTTCGCAACCAGCAGAGCTCTCGGATGTTATAGAACTTGATGACGATTGGAGAGAGCTTATTGAGTATGGGGCGGCTCTGAGATTAGCTAATACTTTACGCATGTTGGATTACGCGCAGATGTATAAAAATACACTCTATGGCGACCCGAAGAGAAAAGGCGATCTTGGACTAATAACAGCACGCGTTTCTCAGCAAGAGAATGATATTACCTCTAACATGGGTATGAGACAAATCAGACCTCAGAACGGCAGGTGGGCATAATGGCAGCTGGATTAAATACTAATGTCGCGACAGCACAAGTACCAATGCCCGGAATGGGTGGAGCTTCTAATGGCACTACTCCTGGAGCTGTAGACGGGGGAGTACCAGTAAGTGCTGGTTCTACGGGCTCTGGAATTAATACTACTACGCAAAATCCCTATGCGGCTCCCGGTGCAGTACCGGTTTCTACCGTACAAGGGTCTCCTATTAATGTTGGCGCTAGTCAAGGACAAGATGCTTCTAATTCCCTAGCCGGCGACTTTGAAGCTACTTATGGGCAA